GAGCGTCTTGAAGCTACCATCATCACCCTTAATGTTCTTCCAATTTGCGTCCAAACTAATCATTTACTTTTCCTCCTATTGTCGTATAAATAAAAAATAATGTTTTATGTGTAGGGGTATATAACTTATACCCCTTACAGCCTACACAAAGAGTTTTATTGTACTAATCAATGTTTGTGCGACTAGAACGGGCTTTTTTTAGTCTTTCCCCTGCCGCCTTACGTTCTTCTTCTGTCATTTCCCTTGTGCTTCTTTTAGTTCGCAAGGTCAATAACTTCTTGTCTGCCTTGAAGGTCATTGCAATAACTTCCCCCTCAAACTTATCCTCACGGATTTTAGTATATGCGGGTTGCCCTGCAAGTTTTCGCATTAACGGCGGGTATGCCGTATAAACCTCCATGAAATCTTCTTCCGCATTGAAACGAATAACAACTTCTTGCTCTAATCTGGATAAGCCCATTTAATCATTCCTCCTTAACCTTCTTCATATTCTTTTATCTTCTCGATAATATATTGTACGTTATTGGGAATTTCATCTTCTTCAAAAAGCCCCATTGGAGTTTTAGCCGTGGAATTATTGGCGTGAGTTTCAAAAACAAATTTACCTTGATTCCCTTTGGCTATGAAAACATGGGTAAACTTGCTTTCGACAACAATCTTTTCTAGCTTTTTACCGCTAGTTTTCATATGGGTGAATTGATAACCGCTATCCGTAAGTTCTGTTTGTGCGTGGGCAGTACAGATAATATTCAAATCATCACGTAACGTACCTATCATGTCACAGATACCATAGATGTTTACAGCAAGTTCCTTCCAATCTGAAAACGTGTTAGCTTTTCTCTCTGCCATTTCTACAGCAAGCATAACGCCATTCAGCGTATCAATAACCACATTTTTTATATGTGGCATTGAATCATTTACATGAAGCAAATATCCTTGAATTTTTTTTGCGTCTGCTTCTACAATATAGTTTTTGTTTTCCTTATTGTAGTCTTTTTTCCAACCACGCCACGGCAAAGATTTCTTATCCGCATTGATGATTAATGTTTCGGCAGGATTTAATTTTCTAAGTGATGTAGATTTCCCTGCCCCAGAATTTCCGATTATCAATATTCCTGTAGCCATGTTAAGGCTTCACCTTCCCTTCATAGAAACATTTATTACAATACGCATTTAAGCCTATATAATGAATATCTCCCCTGCGAATTTTCGCACCACAATAGTGACATTTATTTGAGATAAATTTTAGCGATTTTCGCATACAATTTTTGTTAATCATACCCTTCGTTTTGCCCATTTAATACACCAACTTTTCACCGTGTTCAATATGCGCTCCGTCAATCTTCTCCCCGTTTTGAATAGCCTTTTTGATTGCGGCTTTATCAATCGTGACTTCAATTTTCTGCTTCTGGTACTGCATGGGGATTTTCGCCATATCATCAATCACTACGCTAGGCGGGGTTTTACGAATCTTCATTATGCCGTATCTCGTAATCACCTCTTTATCACCCATCTTGCTCAAAACATAGGTAAATGTTTCTTCAATGTTTTTCGTTCTGCTTTCAAGGGATTTTCGCATAGTATTAATGCGTTTTTCCTCTGCTTTCATGTTTTCAATATTATGTTTTAACATATTGAGATAACAAATTGCATTACCACATTTTTCAATTTTGTTTTCTTCAACCTTCATCAAGGATTCAGCAAACTGTTCTTGTGATATTTCCCCATTTTCGTACTTCTCAATAAGGCTATAAAACTCCTTACCAATGTTATGAATTGTCATGTTACCCACTAAAATTTACCTCCTTTATTTCTTCCATATATAATTTCAATTCATCAACTGAAACCCATACTTTATCAATTATCGTTTCTTTCTCAATCGCCAATCCAGAAGTATGCCATTTAACAGCTTTATAAATATTCATAGTAGAAAACGTATGCGCGAAACACAAAGCAAAAACTTCATAAACTATAAGCCCATCTTCTGTTTCCATTACATACCCATTAATATCAATCAGTTTATTATTTTCCTCTTTTTCTTTATTGACTATCTCCATTATCCAACTAGGGGCTTTACTTAAATTCCCAACGCTGTCAAGGATTATTCGTTTATGTACTTTATTGAAGTCTATCTTATTAATATTCATATTACCTCCTTGACACTACCGCATTTATTTAGGTAAAATACAGATAGTGTCTTTCATGTGACACATTCCTTTCACTTAGCGCAAGGATTTTGAAGCCCTCAATTCTTGCGCTACGCTCATTCTTGCTCAATCAGATAAGCCCTCTGATTGATAGCGTGTAATACGCTAGACCCGCACCACAAATTACCCCCAAAAGAAAGATAATCACAGTTACCATTGCCCATACCCACGGGGAGAAAAAAGGTAACAGGTGGTTATCTTTTTTCGTATACGCAATTTCTCTCACATCTTCCCAATCACTCATTTTCATCCTTTACCCTCCTTTAATCAGTAAATAAATACAAAAATACAAAAAGCAAAAACACTAGAAGAACACTAAACAACACGGCAAAAAAATCCTTAATACTTTCCTCCGTTTCTCTTTTTTTCTCCCTGCTTTCGTTTATTCTCTCGTGGAATGTCACTTTTTATATCCTCCCTTGGTGCTAGTTCACATTTCAGCCCTAAGACCTTCTCAATAAGTTCTTGAAAGACCTCTGCTTTTGTTTTCATTTTATTATCCTCATGTAACGGGGGATATTCTTGTGAATAGGTTTAGACCTGCCTTTGTTGTCTATCGTATATAGCTTACCTTTTTCATTCTTGTAAATTTTAATTGTTTGTGGCGGCTCTATCCCTTTAGCCTTACAGAAGCCTGTAAATAAATCGTCCCCTCCATTAGCTTGCTGAATTTTTGATACTGTGCAGAATAAAGCGGCTAAAAGTATTGCAATTTGTGTATTTTGATACCCCCAAAGGATTTCTACTATATCTGTAGTTTGTTGTTCCAATGGCTTATCTAAATCAAAATTCTTGAATTTTTCTATGGTGGAGAAGTAATCAGCACATTCATACTTTGCCCCATCATATGTTTTTGTAACGGGGAAATCCGTCATAAGTTCTCTGGGAGTTAGAGTAGATAAGAAATACTTAGCACTCTCTAGGATTCCAAACATTGACTCATATCCCAAAGTCAGCCCGTCTAACTTTATGCTGTGATAACGATAAATAGAATAGCGCACCATGTTATAAACACCTTTACGCAAAGCCCATCTATCTTTTGTCATAGCGTAACTATATAAACAAGGCATAGCCATGTCGTAATGTTTTTCCGCTAACTGTGCATTTGTAAAGCATGGTTCTCTTTTCGTGCCATCAATTAACTTCAACATATTTTACTCCTGTTAAATTTTATTTAACCTCTGACGCAAAAAAATACGGCTCTAATTCATTAAACGGGATTTCTAGCAGACTTGCAATATTATATATTTCATTACGGCTAAAATCCCTTTTCCCAGATAACCTTTTTGACAATGTTTCTGGGCTTACCTTCATGGCTTTTGCAAAATTTTTCCGCGTACCATATTTTTCAATGATACGCCCTATCAGCTTAGAGTAATCATATTTCATTCAGTTTCACTTCCTTTCATTTCCGCTTAGAAACTCTTAACTGCCTAAGATATTACCACACTCGTTAAACAAAGTCAAGCGTTTATTCAATTTTCTTGGCTGATTGTGCGCTTTTCTTGAACGATTGTTCTATTTTAGATATTCACCCTATATATAGAAACAATAAAACCAAAATAATTTTATACAATATATATTAAACAACAAAAACCCCTATCGCGGCATTGGATAGGGGTTTTCGGAAACATAAAAGGCACTCCCTCGTTAAGAGCACCTTTTATGTAAAAAGTAATAAGCCATGAGAAGCATAACCGTCTGGGCTATCTCATACTTATTGCTACGTTAGTGTAGCGACTCCCAACCATGATTTTACTAGCAGGATGGGTTGCTATTTCCATATTTCATCATGGATGAATTTGTGTCCATACATATTATAAAAAAATAAGAGGGAATAACGCAAGATGTTTTTTACACAATAAATTAGGCGCGAATCCCGTTTTCGCACCTGTGCACAAGTGCTAAACAATTCGCGCCGTATAAAAGCCTTCAAATGCTTTTTCAGATACATACATTATATAATAGAAAAAGCCCCCTTGCAAGTATTTTTCGCAAGGGGGCTTCTTCCTGCCGAATTACCATATCTTAGAAAGGAGGTATGTATGACCACAAACCAAACCAAACCAAAAGTAGCACATCTTCATTCTACAAAAATAAGAAGATTTCTGTCAACTTAAATTTTATCAAGGTACAAAAGATTACCGTCAAAAAATTTGCCACCGATATTAAGGGAGTCCGTATATTGCCACATATACCCCTGTAAATCGTCGTGGGCACTCCATTGGGCGTTCCAGACCGCGCAACCTAAGTCCTGCCAATTAATATAATTCTCCAACCACGAATAAGACGCATACACACCACAATCCAAAGGCTTAATTTCTTTCAGAAACACACGGCAAATCTCTGTGATGTTTTCTCGTGAGAACTCAAATCCATGCTTGCGCTTATATCCGTCTGCGTCCTCCATATCAAAAAATACAGGCAATTCTAAGAGGACTCCCGCTTCATCAATCGTCTGTTTACAATTCTGCGCTTCTCTGTAAGCGTCACGGGGCGAAAGCGCATAGCTGTAATGAAATGCTCCACATTTCAATCCAACTTCATGCGCTCCCGCAACATTCTGTAAAAAATTTTCATCACGGCTATTCTTGCCGTAAGAACTACGAACAATGGCAAATTCAATTCCTGCGTCTGCAACGGCTTGCCAATTTACATACTTGTTGTTTTCAGAAACATCAATTCCCCTAATCATTATCCGTGTCCCCCTTAATCCATTCGTCATTATCATCAAATTTAGGGATGGCAGGGGAAAACGCTTCTCGTTCCCCCTCCAACCTTTTATTATCAAGCATTTCTTGAATATACGCCCACGCTTCGGGATATTTAACTTTGATTTCCGCTATCTGTTCCGTTACCGTCATTTTCGCTTATACCTCCTGTTTCTTCTCCTGCGGAAGATACAGCCTTTACAGTAACACTACGGATAAAATACCCTTCATCAGCGGTAACGGTTACATCTTCATTAGTAGGAGTGACTTCAATATCCTGCGGTTTTTTTGCGCTTGCAACATTTGTAAGCACCCCAATAATTTGTTTAGATGTTACATTCAATGTCATAGTCATATTTCGCTCACTCCCTTGTCACATCAGCTAAAATAACAAAAGAGTGTTGTCCGATTGTATGAATTGACCCATCTTCAAGAACTTTTACCTGTACATCATAAATGTACACGCCATACGGCAGGAGGTTTGTATCTTCGTGTGAGAAGGTAATCTTGCCATCTACAAACGGTTTCTGCATGATGAAAGCTATATCATCAACATTTTTTTTCAATGTGAATACCGCTTCATAGGCTTCTGGTTCGACTACAGTTTTTTCTTCATCATCAAGAGTTAAATTTAATTCAACCTCTCCTGTGTCACCACGAATCAGTTTAATGTTATTTTTAGAAATCTGAAACATTTAACTTCACCTTCTATTCTTCTTTGTATGAATGTGGAAAAAGACGCATATTATTTAGAAGTACCTTCTTTCTCATAAGCATATTGCTCCAATTTCCGTTTTATACTAGCGGGAACTGGAACACCGCAATAGCTTAAATTTTCAATTATGGAAAGCCCTTCATTGCCTAAAAGTGAATAAGTTGCAACAGTAGCAAAAACATTTTGTCCTAGCGCAAGGTCAATACCATGCGCGAACACTACAGAAGTTAATACCGCTAATTTTTTCAAAATACCGATAAAACCCTTTTTGCTAGACAATCTTTTTTTAGGACGAATATAAGCCGCCATAACTCCTGTCATGTAGTCGATAAAAACAAACATAGCAAGTGCCGTTAATGCGTCATTCCACATGCCAAATAAAAAAGTAATCATTGTGCCAATAACCCCCGTTATCGTTCCCCAGATTGCTTCTATTCGCGTAGGAATAATAGCCAATAGCACTTTTTCTACATCTTGCAATTTAACCACCCTCTTAAATACTATAAAAAGCTACGCCATCAGAATGTAATTCTACACTTTGATTTTGAGATAACACAATATTGGTAGTAGCCCCTGTAGCCCCGTAAAAAGTACCATAAGCCAATGTTACTGTTCCTGCACCCTTATTAAATATTTTGAAGGTCATATATGGGGTTGGTTCTTGGGGCATTGTTAAAGTAATATTGCTAGAAGTATTAACAACTAATAATTTATTTGAATGGTCGTTTGTAAGCGTAGTATCAGCCGTTATTGTTACCGTTCCGCGTTGTCCATATACGCCGAATAAAAGAATCTTTCCATTAGAATCTATTGTTCCTATATCTATCCATAAAGTATTATTCGCATTTCTGCGTTTTAATAGATTATTCCCTGTATCAAGCCATGTACAAAATGGATAAGCATTATTGGGATTCATTGTAGCAGGGTCAAGACCTCCTGCAAAATCCGTAACAATGGTTTGGAGCGCATTATTTATCTGTGTTCTTACTTCCGCGCCTGTACCATTTTGTATTAAAATTGAGTTTTGCATAATTCGACACTCCTTAACTATGTACTGTGTAGCCAAACTTCTTTACAACGGGCGTTATGTTATAGTTGGTTGTGCTTAATTTTAGCTTAAAGTCATAGTATTTACCTTTATATTGTGAACCACTATAAAGATATTGCCAATTTCCAAACGTAGTACCATCATCAGAAGTACGGACATAAGGGGTTATAGTTACACAATTTCCCACATCCCCGCCATCAAAATTGATAATATCATCAAAAACTCTTACTGAATCTATCCATTGTGAAACATTAAAAGTTTCTGCGTCAATATCAACATCAATATATGCCATACTTCCCGCATTATTAATAATTTGATGTTCAACAGGAATTTGATATGTACCTTCTGATTTTACACCTTTACTAAAATCTGTTCCATACAACGGTGCTAACGTCAATACATTATGATAAGTATTTGTAATGCTAGGTTCTACCTTGCTTGCATTTGATACCGTTCTTTCTGTATTGAAATACAAATAGCTATATGTTTTTATAGTTCGTGATGTATCTGCATTTATTATATATTCAACAAATACTTTACGTTTTGTATCTGTCCGTAAAGTTACTGTAGATACACCATCTGTTACTTCACGTTCTGTGTCAAATTCTGTTGTTTCTTCGATATGAACACTACGTTTAGTATCGCTATTAACTGTTACTGTTGTAGAATATGGAACTGTAGTTACAAATAATTTAGGGGTTACACTAACTTCTTGTGGAACTGTAGTTACAAATAATTTAGGGGTTGTTGTTACATTGCTAACATCTACATCTATAACTGAAAAATCTCCACGCAAAATACCATTTCGGTCATTCCCAGAACTGTCTGTTAAGGATTTTGTTGTAACCGCCGTTTCAGTAGGAAGATATTCTACAGCCAAATTTTCGTCAACATTTAATTCAAATTCAAACAAATCAAATTTAGCATATATTTTTTCACCTGTATATGAAGCACCTAAATAAAGAACGTTTGAATTGATTGTATTGACTATATTCAGATAACCCAAATATTCATTGTCAAGGTATACAGATAATTTTTTTTCTGTATATGATACTTCAACCTCAACAACATGAAATGTCTTATCAGAAACATATTTTTGAGTATCCCAACCAAAATCACCACTACCATTAGTTAATGTACCATAAACTAACTGTGACGCATTATTTGTGCCAGATAACCCACTAAAAATAAATAAATTTCCTGCTTTTATATCTATATGAAAATCCCGTGATTTATACCCACCGCTATCAAAGCCAAATATACATGGTTGATTATATATTTGACTACCGCTAGAAGTAGAATATGCAATAAAATTAATAGTTACTTTCCATGTTGTTGCATTTTTAACTGAAATAGGGATTTCACAATATGAATTTGTGCCGTTAAAGCGTAATCCTATATTATTCATATTTACCCCCTATTTATGAAGTATAACTTGCTATTGCCGTTGCAGAAATATCCGCTAATTGAGAAACAGTAAAATTATCCGATTCTGTACTAGCTTCTAATGGAAGTTTTATGTTTTTTGTAACCGTACCTTGAGTTATATTAAGAGAATTAATTGTGGCGGTTGGCATACAATTAAGCAAAGGTATTGTATATCCTGTTACAGTTTTTTTTGTTTCATCAATGGATGATGGTTGGGCTGTAATAGTCATAGAAGCACCTAAAGTATCTGTAGACGCTACTCCATCTGTTATCGTCCAATCATTTGAAGTAATTGTAGGAGTTATTTCTGTTACAGATTCTATAAGAGGAAATTCTGTATCAGAAATTATTACATTGCTTATATACACATAATATTGAGAATATATACCACCGATTAATGCTCCTAATGAAACATCCGTTATCGTTTCCCCATTATTTCCACAAGTGACAGAACCATACAAAATACCATCAGCATATATATCCGCAACATTTTGAACTGTATCAAAATGAATAAAGAAATCACGTTGATGATTAGCAGAAGGGAAAGTTGTTGATTTTGAGGGTATCATAATCGTTTCACTAAAAGTTGTATTAGCGTCTGTTACTACAATTTGTGAAGAATTTTCTTTAATTACCAAATTTTTATTTGTAGTTGAAGTTTTTATTTCACATATTGTACGGTCAGTAGCATTAACTACATTTGTAGCTACCGTAAATTTAAGATATAAAGAAGTTGTTGATGTTTTTGTTGAAATTAATTTCGTTAATACAAATGTACGATGTGACTCTGTATTTCTAATAGCATTATTTTGAACAATATACTCAGACGCAGAATCAAATAATTCTGGATAACAAGTGTTTAAATATTTATATCCCATAATAAACACCTTCTTTTATTCTACAACTTCAACTTTTGCAACCACCTGTATCGAAACGCTTGTATCAATAACAGGCGTTTCTGTCGTAGAACTTGACGCTTTCACATAAAAACATTTATTAGTTGCACCAATGGTATCTGAAATCGTTAATGTGCTTGCAAAAGTCCCATCAGCGGTAGCACAAAAAGACCAATATCCCGTTGTTGTTCCTATCGCTGTAATGGTTGTATTCCCTCTGGTCTGATACCCAGAATCACACCGCAAAGCCAATTTTACAGTAGTGTTTTCGCTAATAGAACCATCCAATGAAACAGCAACGGGATTAGTCCCTGCACCACCTTCCGAAACCACATTACCGTCCGTACCGCTATCAGTAGGATTATTATTATACAATTTAAGAAAAGCCATTTTATTAACCCCCTTACGGAATAACTACCGTATCATCACAAGTGCCAATCCATAAATCTATAGATTCTTCATTACTTCCTATAATTTCGCCTACAATCGTATATTCAACATTGACGCTAACAGGAGAAGCATAATATGTTTTATCTGTTCCGTCAAAAGCTGTAGCAATCCAATAAGTACCGCTAGATGTAAACTGAAATTTTGTACTATTGGTTTTACCGACTACTACAGAATTATTCCAACTACTACCTTTACGAATTTCATAATAAATATTTCTTTCGTCATGTACAGCCCCCCATTCAACAAATAATTTATTATCCGTGTAATAGGTCATAAGTGTTTCATTGTTTATGGGGTTAGGTGGATAATTCAAAGCGATACCGCGAACCGTAAATTCATACGGTTCAACATCACTAAGCGACTGTGTATTAGTGCCAAAAATATTGAATGAAGTAAACTTCACATAATATGTTTTCCCAATATTGTCTACACTAAAATTATAACTCAATCTCGTTTTATCACATTTTACAATGTATGCACCCAAACTATGATTTTTAATTTCAGACCCATATAACCCTCTACGAATATATGAAAGTTTATATGTTCCTGTATCTACCAATTCTGCCGTTTGATAAGAAATAAATTCACCATCAACATATGACAGATTTACAAAGGAATCCGCACCATCTTTAGTGGTAGATTTCAATTCACCTGCAAGCATTTTTACAAGCGGTTCATTTGTAGTATCTGGGTCAGTACCTATCGGCAAATCAGACGCTAATTGCCCCTGTGTTGCAGAATTACTTATCACTCCAATTTGTCTATAAGTATTATTATCTTCTGAAACCCAAACATTGCAACCGCCCCAATATGAATTTTGTCCACTTGCATAAATCCATACATCAAGTTTATTTGCGCTTTTCGATAAAGCATAAGGCAATTCAAAAATCATAGGATAGTTTACATTGCTAGGTTCTGCATTTGTTATCGGAACGGCTCTTTCTGGTATTTGAACCGCATAATCTGGGGCGGTTAGAGTCCCAGAAAAATTATCCTCAAATGTAATGTCTAAAGAAAAATCGTCTGCATTTTCCTTTATAGATACAACACGAACCGTAGTAAGCCCCATTCCTGCTAATTCACATTCAAGGGTACAAGCGTCCATAGGTTCAAGCAAGATAAATTCTTGTCCTACCCTTATTGTATATTTGTTACGGTTATATAGCTGTTTCTGTAAAATAACTTGTGCAACGGCTTGCGCTAATTGTGGAGTCATAATTTCATGGTGGGTAAATGTTCCTGCTTGCCGTACACCATGAATTTCAATATCCCCTTCATTAGTCGCATATACCATATTAGTATTATAGTCATTTGCTCTTGAAAGATGTTCTAACGGGATTACATTATAAATGTCAGCGTCAGAAGTTCTTTCAATGGATATTGATTCAGAATCTTGGTCTAAAATATCCTTATCCGTAATAGCATAATTGGCAGGTAAGCTATCCCAATAAGGAATTATTTTTACTTTGCCTTGGCTAAATACATATTCGCTATTGGTACACTCCATTAATTGAGTGATAATATCCGTACAAGCTATTGACGAATCATAAGAAGGAGAAATCAATAAGCTGTTTTGCTTACAATAAGCCGAATACTCACTCAAATCACCTATCAACGCTGTAGGGAATTGTGCACCAAATACTTCTGACTCCAAAATATAGGTAATAATATCACTAGGATTAGCGTCTGTAGCCGTAAATGATACATTAGCTTCAATAGCATAATAATAAATGCGAATATAAGTAGGGTCTGGGCGATAATAGCCATCTTCTCTATCGTCAAAATTGAATTTATAAGTATAAACCCCTGCTTTATCATTCCCGTATTGGTCTTTACTTTGTTCTATCGTATAGTAACGAGAATCAAGCGTTTCCCAATGTCCTGCACCACTAAGCGAATCAAATACAAATTCTTCAACAAACCTATTACTCTGGAAATTGGATATTTCAATTTCTTTTTGATAAGCATATTGTTGCATTTTTTCATTGGAGGGTTGTCCTTGTGCGGAAGTGCAAAGTCCAAAAACTTCAAAATTCAAGTTTGGCAAAGAAGAACTTTCGCCCAAATCTAAAACACCTGCTACATGGCAAATACCGCCATAAACAAGTGCATGGTCTGGGTGATTAGTTTCCATATACCCCCACGGATATTGTTGCCCATTCACATACATATTTAAAGTAGTAAGGGCGGTAGAATTTGCTCTTTTTTCATATCCCCCTAAATATCCATTAAAGAAGGTTAGCCCCAAAGCATTTAAATCTGTTGTTTTAGAGTCGGCATAAACTTTGCCTACTCCTGTACAAACTCCTTCTGCTAAAGCCATGTCTGCGGCAACGGTATAAGTATAGCTTACATTTTCTGACTTTGTGCCACCGCCTTTTCCTGCTTCTTGCGTTTCAACGTGTTCAATCGCTGTAAAATCCATGTAATCAAGAAGAACAGGGGCAACTACAGTAGTACCAAAAACAATTTTTATCGGTACACCGTAGGACGATTGATTAACCGCAAATGCAGAAATCCTAGAGGTGCTATTTCTTATTGTTTTTGTCTTGAACAAAAAGCCCATTTATTTGCACCACCTGTCTAAACGATATACACCATACAAAGAGGATTCATACCCTCTCATATTACTGATAATAACCCCTTGCCGTGTATAAGAATGAATTAAATATTCGTTGTCATATACAAACGCCGCATGGTGGGGAACTTTTGAACCTTGGAATTGATATACAAGAATATCCCCTATTTTTCGGTCATTGTTATTTACCCGTTGGCAATATTCTTCAATCTTCATCAGATATTTAGGAACGGCACAATGGCAAGCTATATCTTCTGGGTAATGCGGTATATCAATATGAGGAAGAAGTTTTGCATTTTCAAGAACTCCTAACAAAAAAGTTCCGCAATCACACCCTGCCCCTTTTACCCTACCTTCTGAATGATAAGGTGTACCAATCCATGTTTTTGCTTCTTCTATCAAACGCATACGCTCTAATGCTTCTTGTTCTTTCTGCATAACTATTTCACCTCACATAAGTACATTTTTGCAAGGCAAGAACGGGCAACCTCTGAAATGGATAAGGTTGCTATATACGTTTTTGCAAGTATTCATTGTTTTATCACAACCACATAAAAGGTCAAATGTATCTCCTGCATTTACTTCCTCTGTAAACGGCTTAAACAAAATAACCCTATGATTAGAAAAACTCTTTATTGAAGAATACTGTCCTTTATTCTTACCACTTGTACTATAAATCATACCATTATTGAAATATCCATCAAGGTAATTACTGTCTACAACTATAATCCCCTTGCTACTTCCTTCTTGTGCTGTAGTATGCACTTTATAATTTTCTGGATTAATTTGACACATAAAATCACCAAAATGGTTCAAACAAGAAGGTTTTACAAGATTGCGTGGTAATTCTTTTGACAACATATCTGTAGGGGATTTTATTTGAATACTTGCATGGTCTAATTTAACTTCCTGCACTTCCATACGCCCAAAGAAACGTGATTTTAACACATAATCTATAGGGATATTAGGCATATTATATTGCCACGGAATAGGCGAATATAATCTATCCAATGACACATAAGCCTTGTCAAAAATGCCATCTTTTAATGCCTTGAACCATGTTCTTTCATCATTAGGGGTAATCGTATCAGACGGATTATAATTTATAGTTAAATCCATTGTTGCGGTTTCCGTCCCGCGTGATTCTTCTATATCGCCGTGTTCAATCGCGATATGACGATATTTATTACCACCACAAGTTAAATCCGTGTCATGTCCTGTATATAAATACATTTCACCACTTCTAAAATCTTTCATGCCCGTAGGAGGGTCAGCCATAAAGCCTTCATCATTAAGATTACCGTTAAAATGCAACAAACTTAACGTATTTACATCTGGTGTAAATTCTTGTGTTGGCACATCAAAAGGTTGGGTATATCTAGCGCAAGAGGATATTCTAAATTCGTCCATAATACAATCCCCCGCGCTTGCGTCTATATACATATACGCATTACTTGGAATATCTATTTTTTCACTATCTGCCAAATGGTACTCGGATGTTCTTTTCCCATTAAAGAAAGTATAAATATCTCTCCCCTTTTTGCAAACAGCATAATGTACATTAGCATACTGACTTGTACCTTCTGTACCTAATGAAATGGCAACCACTTTTTCGGTTCTTTCCCCATTAAGATACGTCCAAAACAAAAAATTTTGCATTACAGCAAATGTAGACGATTCCATTCTAAACCCGCTTTGATTCATAAAATTATAATCGGTTACAGAAAAATAAGTCCCACCTGCACTTAAATATCCAAAAGGGAAACTTGTCCATCTAGTAAAATATTCAATAGTCCAATCGTTTTCATTCCAATCAAAAACTTCTTCTGACGGATTAGACGCTTTTATAAGTGGTTTCCCTATATCAGCCTCAGACCTTGCAGGGTCATATAGACCTAATCCAAATCGACCACTTGCATATACAATATTTCCACTACTATAAGGATTCCACCCTAACAGCTTATCAGTTCTTTCAGAACTATTCAGCCACATAGTATATAAATCAGCTATATACCATGTACGTTTCTCCCCTGTCCTATATTGGTGGAGAAGTGCCTTTAAAGAATCCGAACACGTTTTCATTTCATCAATCCACCTTTATAGATTCAAGCGTCAATTCTTCTAATGCCCACCCGCCAAAAAATATCTGCTCTAAAGTTGCTTCGTCTTGTGCAAAATGGCAACGATAATACCATTTCCCAGACCAATAAAGGGTTTTACCATCACTAGGAGCATTGTCAAACATAACCGTTCCTAATGAATTAATTTCATAGTCTGTACCTTCCGTAAGTTCTACAGGAGCATTAGAACCTTCTTTAGAAAAAATTTGCGGGTGCTCTAAAATGCCAAAAATCGGTTCAATAAATCCACCGACTTCATGTGTTAATTGCCATTTTTTTGTTTCGCCGTCCGTATCTGCAAACTTCTGCATTTCCACCGTGTTATCTTCAAACAATGGGTCAGCGTATAAAAAATCTACACTTGCTCCGCCTACACGATTATAGAACCCCGCAAGCGTCCGTATATCATCAGCTTGACTATTTTCATCACTCAAATAATCAAAACTTAATGTAAATTCATAATAAGGATAGGTGTAAAGTTGAACAAACTTTTTCACCCCGCTTATTGTCTGATTTTGCAATGTTTTCCAATGTGGCGTTTTCCCAATCGGATAAGATAACCCTCTCAAAGTGGGGAATAAGAAATCACTCACAATTACACCTCCCTATAAAAAATAGCGCGTTATACAATACGCGCATAATAAAAAATTCTATAATCATATTATAGCACCATAAAAAAGTTCTTTTGGTTTACACAAAATAAAAAAGCCCTACCGATTTTTACATCAGTAGGGCTTCAAGTTTACATTAAGCCTTTGGGGTTAAGATACCCATTGCGAATACCTTTTTTTACGTTCCGCGATAATTGCCGTTGGTAATCCTTTAGAACTCTGTCAAACCCCTTAGAATCAACCGTAGAAACAGTTACATTGCTATTAACAGTAGCACCGCCATTCAAGCTATGACCATTGCCAATAGTACCGCCATTTTTAGCCGTGTTACGAATAACATCTGCTTGTTCTGGGGTAAGTACCATTTCATTCTTATGAACGTATGCAAACATATCTCTTTCAATATTACCGCCAATATCCATTGAAGGTACTTGATAAGTAGTGGATTGCAATACGGGGGTTGGTGTCATGTAATAGCTTTCTGGGGCGCGTCCTAAATTCTGGCTAGAAGTGCTAGTAGAACTTCCACCGCCACCACCGCCGAATAATGAGAACAACGCCAATACAGCCATAAGCCATGACATCATAGTTGCTGTCGTTGCCTGTACGGTTGCCGCCGTTGCTTGCGTTTGTCCGACAATAGCCGTATTCCCCATCTGGTCTACAGCTACCTGTGTATCTTTATACGTAACCCATGTTGCTCCCATTGCTTGTGTACTTGACTGTATGCCAGAAGAAATAGTATACATACCTTGCTGTGATATATTAGTCATACCTGCAATAGTATTTTGCATAGAATTTCTAAGCGTATAAGTAACGGGGGCAATCATAGCTTTAGCTTGTGAAGCAAGGCTAGGAGTCAAACCCATAGCTTGCAAAATAGGATTATTGGCTTTCTTCATGCCATTACCCATCAATGACAAGCCATTACTTAAATCAAAGTTATCTTTCCCCTTCTTGCCCCCCAAAATATTGTCTGGGTCAATAAAGCTACCTGCCTTATTCCCCGTTTCTTTAGGTTTAAAAATGGCATTACTTATCCATTTTTTAATCCGTTCCGCAAAATCTTTAGAGAACAATTTGATAATATCCTGCACAATGCCCTTAAAAATATCTCTAAAGGCTTCTGCAAAGGATTTAGTACGGTTCAAGATACCCTCTAACCCTTCTTCAATTCCCTTAGTAAGAGAATCAATAAAGGTCAGCGCATAACGGCTCTTGTGAAGGAACGCTTCTTCATTCAATTCACGCCGTTTGTTCTGGTAGGTTTCCTCTAACTTAAATTCTTCGTTAAGGGCTTTCTGTGTAGCGTCAACATCACGGGAAAGATAGAAAAGTTTTTCAGCATAATGTCTAGCTTCTAACTCACTCTGGGCATAAATAAGTTGCTGATAAACCGCTAACATTTCGTCTGCTGTAGCTTTCTGTAAGTCAACGGTAGCACCTAATTTAGCGTCAAGAATAGGTTTCTGCCTTGCATAATTGCTTTCATTCTTCTCATAGTTATATTTACGAACATCAGCCTTATTAATAAGCCCCAATTTTTCAGCAAATGCAATTTCACCATCAGCCATTTTTTCAAGGGCTTTAAGGTGTGTTTCGGTGGATTTCCGTATATCCTCCTGCCGTTTTGCTTCATATTTTGCGGCTTCTAAAAGCTGTTTTTCGTAATCTTTCTGTGCCTGTTCAAGATAAGCAAACGGATTTTTATTGTTACCTATGCCCATTATTTTTTCAAATAATTTAAGCTGTTCTTCGGCGGTAACTTTATCACCCGTTTTTGCCCGTTCCGTTTTCAAAGACCCAATTTCTTTATCAAACTCTTTTTTGAGGTCTTTATAGCGTTCCAACATATCCTTCATGGGGTCACTATAATTTTCCTCACCATTTTTCTTGGCAAATCTCTTGTCCAAAGCGTCAACAATGGATTTATCAATATTGCCAATTTTGGTTATAGAGTCACTATAGGCTTGTGCAAACTCCTGCGGGGTAGAAGAACCTGCCTGTAAGTATTCACGATACTTAGCCTTTTCTTCCTTGTCGTACTTTTCAGCGTAGGTATGCTTATAGTTAATCTGGGAAACAGCCGAATCCTTATAGCCTGTACCTGCAAGCCATTTTTCATATTCAGCCCATTGCTTCTGATTCCAACCATACAACCCGCGCTTATCCGTTCCCTCTCCTGCATTATAATTAAAACCAGAAATTGCCTGTATGTTAGCAAGTTCACCGATAGCACGATTATGGGATAACTTCTTGTCTTTCGTCAAGAAGCGATACAACATAGCTTCAATCGAATTGTCAGCTTCTTTTGCACCTTTAGCACCTTTACCGCCTTTACCTTTAGAACCGCTACCGCCGCCGCCACCTATACCATTAGGCATTGTTCCTGTCGGTAAGCTATGTTCGTTAGCAAATTCAGATTGCTCAATTTTAGCTTTTGCGTCTGCAATGGTATTTAAAAGGTCAAAGCTAAGTTTCTGTTTTATGCTTTTAGCAATATTATCAATAAACCCGCCGCCGTTTTCTCCTGCGCTCTGTGCCATACCGAACATACTACGGATAGCATTTCTTACACTACTAGCAATTTCCCAGACCTTTTTGGCAAAAGCTAACAGTTTTTCAACCATATCACTAAGCCATTGTGCAAAAGCAGGAGAAATATTATTTGCCAACCATGCTATAAAATTGTTCCAAATGAAACGGATATTATTTGCAATATTTTGCGTCGTAATCCCGTGTTCTTTCAGCCAATTATTAATAGCGGTAATAACTTTGCCTACTACTTCCCCTAAAGTTCTAAATATCGGGGCAATAACATCTTTTATAATAAACTCCACAACCTGTGCTAACAAATACATAGTTATAAGGAAAGGAGAAATTGCCAAAATTATATATTCAATAGCAGAAGAAATAACATCAACAAGGAAATTCCAAATATACGCTAAATCATTAGATACAGTTTCCCAATTTTCATATACTTCATAAGCAATAACAGCTAATGCGGAAATTGCCGCAACTACAGCTAAAACAGTTAAGCTAAGAGGTGCTATCAAAACTTCAAAAGCGGCTACAGCGGAATTAAGAAGAACTTGCCCCGCCGCCGCTAAACCCGCGACTACTCCCGTTTCAGCCACAAACGCATTATAAGCCATAACTAAGGGGACACCTATTGCAAACAAGCCGTTTTTAATCGCCATAATAGCTGAATGTATTGCTTCTGCAATCGTAAGTTCCTTTATAACCGTTTTCAAAGTTTGAAAAATAGAACTAATTCCCGTAAATGCTAAATAAGCAAGGAGTAATTTACCCAACGCACCAACAACATTCAAAATATCGTTTGCGTGTTCCTGCAAATAAATGCCTACCCCTGTCATTAGCAAAGCCATATTTTTAAGGGCGGGTAATAACAATTCGCCTATGGTTATAGCAAAGTTTTCAAAAGCCGCTTTTGCTTGTCCTAAATTGGTCTGATAATTATTCATAGACGCTTCAAGCAATTTAGCGGTCATAGCGTCACTAGACTTCTCATTCATCTGGTCTAAGAATGAGTTAAAACTACCACTAGCGTCTGCAAGGAAAGCCATCATGTTATTAACTTGATATTTGCCGCCTGCAATCGCCGTTGCTAGTTTTCTGCGTCCTTCATCATCCAACTCTTTAAACTGTCTTAAAATATCAGCCAAAACAGCCGTACCATTTCGCATAGTTTTTGTGCCATTTTGCTGTACATCATACAGTTTAATATTATAGGCTTCAAGTGCTTGTGTAGCTTTCTTGAAGTCCATATTAGCAAGAATAGATTTCCACGAATCACCTATGGTTGCACCGCTTTTACCTGTAACGGTAGAAACAGCCGCAATAGCCGCCATTGCCGCCCTTGCGTCCATATTCATAGCCTTAAAAGCAGACCCAGAACGCTCTAAAGCCATAAGCATATCAGTACCGCTTATACGTGCAACGTGACAGATAACAGAGAAGTCATTAAGGAATTTATTTGCGTCCTTTGCTCCCATGTTAAACTGTAACATAACCGCTTCTAAGTCTTTAGCAGATTGTTTTACATCTACCATATCCAACTTCGACATTTGCAATGCAATGTTAGTCAAATAGATAGCTGTACCCGCGTCCTTAAAACGCCTAGTAATAATCTGCATACCTTCCTGCACTTCTTGTATGGACATACCATATCCCTGTGCAAAAGTTTTAGCGGCTTGCCCCATTTTTTCCATGTCACCATGCAATTTTTGGGGATTATTTTCATACTGTTTTGCCAATTCCATATTCTGCATGATTTTGGTCTGTAGTGCTTCAAATGACTCAATAGCACTAGAAACAGCATGGGGAATAGATACTGTTAAACCAATAACAGCCGCACTAATCATCCACGTTATATGATGTTTTGTAGATTCAACCACATCACGCAATTTACTAAAACCGCTAGTATATTGCTCATAGTCCATACCTTCAAGCGGATTAGCCATAACAGGGGTTGCCCCTAAACGCCGTAATTCATTGCCTATTGCGGTAATTCTCCCCTGTAAACGAATAAATACCGCTTCACTCATTTTTGCATGAGATTGCAGGTACTTATTAATTTCTTCATAGGCAACGCGGTATTGCGTTTGTAAGCGGGAAATCTGCTGTGCTTGCTGTGAATATTGCGTATTTCTAGCCTTGATGTTACCTTCAAGCATACGGGCATTTTGCTTCATAAGATTCTGCTCGTCTTTACCTGCTTGAACAAGGTTTTTATCCATCTGTTTAGCGGATAATGCGGTCTGGTCTACACGGTTTTTGAAATCTTCTTGTGCGGCTTTCAGCTTATCGACCTTCAAACGGGCTTTATCAAATTCATTTTGCATAATTTCTAAAGCCGTAGTATTTGAAGTTCTAGGATTAATCCCTTCTGCCATATCAGACTTAATCCGCTGTATTTGTTGGTGGGCTTTTTCTGCTTCTCGCTGTGCTTCTTTAATTTGCTGTGCATAAGATTTAAAGCCGTCACCACTACGCCTAGTGGTATCACCTAACCCATCAAAAGCCTTTTTTAATTCATTGACTGTAGTCTGTAACTGACTAAGCATGACCGTATTTAATCCGTTCATAGACGCATTAATTTCGTTAGTCATTTGCTTAGTTTTTCTCGTTACATATTCTGTCATTGCCTTAAACTCAGTTCGCAATACAGAATAATCTGCTGTAACAACAACTTTATACTGACCCAGAGAACTTACATCACCCATAATTAGTTACCTCCCTTCTTCCGCTGTGAAGGCAAAACCCTCAATTTCCGTCTAGGTTTCTTTTGAAGTTGATTAATATTCACGCCAAAATCTGCACAAAGATTATTTAACTGTGCTCGTTCAAAATTGCGCTTATCTTCCTCATTTTTAAAAGTTCTAGGCTTGGGGGTTGGCAATCTATCTGCGGAAGAATGACTACCGTTACCCCCTGCCTGTGCTTCAAAATATGCCTTAATAAGCGTTCCTGCGGGTGGATTGTCTTTTAAATACTCTAAATGGGCGAAAAGACGCTCCATGTCTAACATTTCGTCTACATATTGCTCATTGTAGCCAAAATTTGCCGCCATGCGTGGGTAAATGTCAAGCCAACTTAATTCTGGCTTTCCTTCTTCTCCACAAACGCCCTCAATGCGTTTTTTTGCATTTCTTCAATGCGTTTATTCATTTCTTCCGACTGAGTAATAAGGTGTTGGAACAAGGAGAACAAGAACATAATATCCTTACAACCTTCTTCTACAATATCCTCATTAATCTGCGGATAATTTCTAGCCAAAGCCATAGTAACAAGGCTTACAAGGTCAGAAATACTTTCCTGTGAAATATTAAAAGAATTTTCGCCATTCATTTGCATAAATTCACTCTGAATGTGCTGAATCTTCTTTGAAGCGTCACCCTTAGAAAATGCCTTAATCGGCAACGGCGGGAGAACATAAATATCCCCACCCAATTCGATTTCTACACCGTTAAATTTTACATTCTGCTTTTTTGCCATGATAATTTACCAACCTTTCACTTTAACTATAAAAATACGCCCTCCACTCCCATAGGAATGAAGGGCATATTTTATGAGGGATTTATGAATATGCAGGAAAAGCCTTATTCAGACAGGTACAAGTGACCTACAACGTCGCTTGCGTCCGAGAAAGCAGAGAACGAGAAATCTGGGATAACAAAATCCTCATTCTTAAATGCCATAGTCAGCTTTTCGGAAGTACACTTATTCAGAACAAGCGTAATCGGATTGCCGTCCAGAGCCGCATAGAACTCTGCTTCAAATACGGGTGCTGTACCCATCATTGCATTGCGGATTTCTACAGTCTTACCCGTAGTAACGGTGTAATCAAACTGATACTGTACAGCCAAATCTTCATCACCTGTAGCAAATTTGATTACAATAGCGGAAGTGTCCGAATCGTCAACAAAGTAAGTACCCGTTTCCGTGGGAGCACTCTGTACTTCCGTCAGCGGAATTTTCGTTTCGCCACTTACATCATAAACCGTCAACACGCGATTAAACGTGCCGCCTGTCGGTACAGTAATAGCAACCTGTCCACTAGCTACAACCGCGTTAATCGGTTCTGCTACCTTCAATTCGCCATCACTAATCGTGCCATTAAGCACAATATTAAGTGCTTCGGCTTTAATGTCTGCGTAAGTGGCTTTACAATCGACTTTACCTTTAGAACGGGCAACCTTTACAGGGAACTGATTGCGTCCATAAAGTTCTTTTTTGTCAAAAGAGAAGTCTACGGAACATTCCTGCAAAGTGCCAAATTCCACACTCGTACCATCTGGGAACTTTGCGAACAACGCACCAACGCCAAATTCGTACATTTTTATTCACTCCTTTTATTCAAATTCATACATCAGCATAGAATCATAGATTATACGCCAATCTGTCATAAAAAAATATGTTCGCGATTGTGCTTCATAACACGGACACCGCGAATCAACCATACGGCACATATCCACTTCCTTGACTTGTCTACCTAAGACTCTATCATCAGAAAGAGTAGATATTACCATATTCATAAGATATGAAACATCATCAACGGCAGAAGAATCTTCTTCATCATAAGCCTTTAGCCAACCATGAATAAAATAGTGTCCTTCTTCGTGTCCTGTTTGGTTTTTCAATCTTATGCCATAATCGCGATAAATAGTAATGCAAGGGTATGTTGCATTGTCTGGTTCTTCCAGATACCTTGGATAGATAAGTGGTTCGCCATCCTTCCATTTATCCCAATTCACCAATTCTTCATTGGCAAGTAAATGAGAACGTAAAATAGCAATTAGGGGGTCATAATTAAGAATTTTTCTTGCCATTAACTACTTCCCCCTTCCAAAATTGCTTTTATTTTATCCTTGCTTTCGCTAAACGCCCTTTGTAAAAAAGGACGGGGGCGAACTTTCGGAGTGCCATCAATTACCTCTTTGATGTAATCACCGACTTTATTAACATCAACCCCAACGGCTACACTTGATTTCAGCGAACCAAAATCAGTTACCTTTTCGATATTTCGGTGAAGAATACCACTCTGAATATGAGTAATACTATCATCACCATGCGGGATGGAATAATCTGTACCATATCGCGTAGAATACGGATTACCTAACATATTCAATTCCCATTGTGGGTGGTCTGTGTAACCCGTTCTTTTCTTTACCGCTTCATGCAGATAGTCCCCCGCTAAATCAAGTCGGCTATTCATTTTTGCGGTTTCTGTATCAACCGCCTTTTGCAGATTAGCTATGATGTTTTCTAAGCCTTCAACATGACTCATACTCCCACCTACTTTACTGTGCCACTCTGCATTTTAACCTCTATATGAGGTAAAATCCTGTAGTAATTACAGTCAAGAACTTTATACTTCTGCCCTGTAATTTCGTCTGTTACTATATCATTTGCCTTAATATCTGTTTCCAATGCTACAAACATTGTATGATAACTAATCGCCGTCTGCCCTTCTTGCGGAACAACAACAATACCGTCATTATCTTCAATATAGCAAGGTAGATGTTCAGCAATGATTTTCTGTGACATTCTTACCGCACCTGTAGGGGATTTATCGCCCTTTATAGCGCGTTCAATCGTACACAAATCTTTAAGTAACATCATAACCAATCACCCCTAACACGGACATAGCCGCCCCCATCTAAAAGAGCCGCCGCGTTAGCGGGTACACCTTGATTATTAAGCATTGCATTTGCAGAAAGTTTACCACGTTCAATTTTTAATTTCCCCTGCTGTAAAACTTTCAGCCCACTTACATTAGTTTCAGCCGTGAGGAAATAATCATCAAGGCTAGGAATTGCCATAAGTGCTGTAGCTTGTACCAAATCAGCGGGATATTCACCATCAGCAAATCCATAATCATAATCCAACTCTGCAAAATATTCACCCATAGGCGCGTTAGTTGAAGCTACAATAACCGCCCCATTAGGCATATAAATTGGATTTTCAATCACATACGGAATAGGAGTTTTGCCAACGGTAAAGAACGTAATAGTATTAACTGTATTTACAGTTAGATTTCTAGGGAAAATTTTAGCTATCCCATCTTTAATTCTGATAAGATGTTTTTCTATTGCACCTTTTGTTTCTTTAAAACTCTGGTGACAATAACTTTCAACTTTAGCACTTGCAATATCGCAAATAGTTTCAAGTTTTTCTATATCAGTATCTTGGATGTTATAACCAAAAACCCTTAAATCGTCAACACTACAATAAGCCATAGGGTCAGCCCCCTAACTTAATGTGTTCTTTTGCCATAATAACGTGTTCTGGCTTTACCTTCACCACGTTATCAACAATATCATAAGACTCACCGCCAATAAACAGCTTACCTTTTTGGGCAAAATGTTTAAGGGCAATAAGCCCATCAGATTTCTTTTCCTCCACTACAGCGGTAGTTTCAGTTTTCTTAGGTCTTGGCATTATACACCCCTCCTTTTTGCCTAAGATAAAGGGGCGGTATAAACCGCCCCAGAGTCTTATGCTATGCTATTAGGCAATGCCCGTCTTGACATTCGTAATGATAGCTTGGCAAGCGGGGAAGTAATGTTTGAGGGCTTCATAGGTACGAACCTCAAATTCATACTTCGGAGAAGTTCTTGCGTATTCAAGCTGTCTGTAATCGTAACCGCACTCCATTTCCAAAACGGAGGAAATGTTTGCGTTGGGGTACGGCACATTGTCGCACATAACAACCATAGTACCATTCGGCAACCACGGATGTACTTCAATGCTGATATTTTCGCCGCCGAAAGACTTATTAACATAACGGCGAACCATATAGTTACCCGTAATGTCGTTCTTTTCGGTGTTATTCACAAACAGAGTCGGAGCACCGTTATTCTTCACGATTGCAGAGGTAATGTCCTTTGCAAGCTGTTCAGATACCAAATAACGGGTAGCACCGTTTTTGAACTCGTTAAACAGACGGCTATTGATTTCGTCCAGAACTTCAATACCACCTGCACTTGCCGTCAACTGTTGGTTTGCCATATCGTAGAACAAACCGCCACCGTTAAGAATCTGCGGGATAATACCGTCAAATGCCAACGGGTCAGCCGAACCATCAGCCGTAGGAGCAGAAGAACCGCCCGTTACCAACTTATCAATAGTCATTGCGCTATTGGTGGTAACAATCTGCAAGGTTTCGCTACCTGCCGCACCTACGAACCATGCGTAAGCAAGAGCACCTTTGACGGGCGTTACAGTAGCAGAAATGCCATCACCTGCCGTAACCGTAACACTAGCGGCGGTAGAAGCGGCGGTTACACCATCATAAGCACCCGTGATAGCCTGATTGTTTGCGTCCGTTGCAGGGATATTCAAACCCGTAAGGTTCGGCAACTGTGCGTTAGTTACAACGCGGTTCGCGGCAACCAAAGTCAAAGCCGCTACTTTTACGTTGTAAGAACCTGCTGTAATGGTGGAATTGGGAACGGTGGCGGTAGTTGCAACAGGAGTTGCTACAGCGGGAAGTGCCGTAGTATTACCACCCAGAATGATTTTTTCTTCTTCCGTCATTACACGGAGCAGGAGGTTTGTAACAGCCGTTGCCTTTACATCTTGGAAGTTGCGACCTGCGGCTTCTGCTTCAAACGTAACAGCGTCTTGCAGACCAATAATCTTAAATGCGGCAAGTTTATCTGCAACGCTATACCGCATACCGTTACCGCGTACACCTTCAATAGCGGTTGCCTTGCCTGCGGCGGCTACATCAGTAATTGCTTTCCAATGTACGCTCGTACCCGTCTTAGAGTTTTTACGCGGGATAATGTTACGGAGGGGAGAAGCAAACGGAACAAGCTGTTTTGCAGGTGCTTCAAGGTTATACCCCATCAAGCCCGCGCCCGTATCAATAGCCTTTTCAAGTTTAGTGGAATCCTTTACACCTTCAACGGTTTTCGTCAGAGATTCCTGCGTAGTTTCCATCATTGACATTTTTTGTCACTCCTTTATTAACCAAATACTTTCTTCATTTCCAACTGTGCCAATTCTTTGCTATATGCTTCTTTCAGCATAGCAGAATCAGTTTCAGAAATCATTTTCTTCAACACATCAGCCCTGCTATTATCGGCAGGAACATTACCAACATTACCGCCAATAGTTTTATCCAGAGCCATTGTACCTGTAGCGACCATTGCGCCGCCCGCAATAGGTTCATTTTCCAACTTCTCAACCTGCTTTTTCAATGCGTCATTGTCGGTTTTAAGAGCGTCATAGCCCTTCTGCAAATCCTCAACAACTTTCATTGCTTTTGCAAGTTCCTCTGCGGAAACAAACTTCTGCATAGGTTCTTTGGTTTCTACAGTTTTATTTAAATCGGTGTCGGTGGTAGCTTTTTCAGCCTTTTCACCTTCAACCGCTTTAGCGCATTTTTCACACGCACAATTCAGACCCTTTTCAATCATTTTGTGGAAAAGTTTAGAGCAGGATTCCTTGCCTTTATCGTCAAGTTCCCCGTCAAGTGCTTTCATGCAAGCCGCAAAAGAATCAACTTTTTCTGCCTTATCTGCTTTTTCGACTTCTTCACCCTTATCATCAGAAGGTTTTTCTTCTTCCTTCTTTTCTTCTTTGGGTTCGTCAGCCTTAGTTACTTCTTCGGCGGGTTCTGCCTTTTCCGTTTCTACGGTTTTTTCTACCGTTTCTTCCGTTTTGGTTTCTTCTTTAACTTCTGGTTCAGTTTTCATTTCTTCACCTTCTGCCTTTGCCAAATCATCATTTTCAGCGGCTTTTTCTGCCGTTTTTTCAGTAACGGATTTCCATTCCATTACCACTTTTTCGGCTTCACCTAACGTAACCTCACCACTTTCATCAAGGGTATACGGAATACGGTAATAATCAGCCGAATCTTCCATACGAATAATCGCGCAATCTGCGTAGACTTCTTCTACCCAGAAATATTCATAACTACCGCGTTTCTTTTCAAAAATAGCGGTACGCACTTTGGAACAAATATCACTAAACGAAAAAGCCTTTTTCAAATCACCATCAGACAAGGCTTTCAAAAATTCATTTTTGTCCATTTTTTTCTTCCCTCCTAACGTAAGATTTTCGGTTGTACCGTCAGCCTTAACATACATTATTGTAGCTGTGCCGACACAAGGATTATCAACAATGCTAATCTCACTAGGAATAGCCGTATAGTGAAGAATACCATCATCATCTGTCCATTGTTTACCATAGCTACCGCCTACGGAAAAGCCCGTGTACATACCATCTTTAATCTGTGAAAAGAGGTTATCATCATTGACTTTTACGCAAATATCAATAGCCTTATCATTGTCGTTAAAAACAAGAGGTTCTGCCACTTTGCCGCCAACACGTTTACTGTCATGCTGTATTCTCACATTACCGTAAGATTTCCCGTTTGTTCTGGTGGCAAAATCATTACTCCACTTTTCAAACATTGGTTTAGAACTTTCATAGTCCATAATTTCATTCGCTTTATCAAGAACTTCTTGCGTTGCGCGTCCATAGACTAACTTTTGTTCTTCATCAATCTTAAAAAGAGGAATATTCATATTAAAGCCCATAATTTCACCACCTTTCTTTATTCTTCATCAATGCCGCCCCATGCTTCAATAAATTCCTTCCCTACAAGATGGAATTGTCGAATACAATTAGGGTGTTCCAACGGGTTTTCTTTAGCGTGTTGCAAACTCCAAACAGAGCCGTTGGCTTCTGCACACGCTTCGTCAAACTTTACGCCATCTGTTACAAAGACAGCTTCTACCTCTTTGGTTTTTTCAGCCAGATTAATCACAACTTCATTTTGTAAAGCGTGAAATTCAGTATTTGCAATTACCTTTGACCTGTTTTTAGATAAAGCATAATTACTTTCTAAGCCCTTTTTGATTTCATCAATCGTTTGGGCTTGCATAAACATATCGCCTAGTTTTTCTTCTGTAACACGGTTCAATTCCTTGTTTAAGAAATCCATGCGCTTGCTTATGTATTCTTCCGTGATAATTTTTCGCTGTGCTTTAGTGACTTTACCACCGATTTTACGAATTTCGCTTACGGCTTGTTCCATTGCAACATTCGCATAGTTGGCAAGAACACCGCCCATCACATCATCAATTTTCTTGCGATAATCCATTTCACCTAAGAGAATAAGCAAAAGTAAGTATTTTTTCGCACTTCCTTGCGTATTCAAATCTTCTTCGTCAAGATTATCAAGATTATCAATGATTTCTTGCGCTATATCGTCAAATACAGCCTGTATTTCTTCTTCGCATTGCTTCTTTGCTTCTTCTACTTGCAATTCCCACAACGCCGAATCAAAAATATCGTCAACATCAGCGATATTATCAACTTTTTCAAGTTTTTCATAGATGGAATCCCTAATTTCAATAGGTATTACTTCTGTTTCAAACTTTCGCTTGCCGCGACTCTTTTTTTTTAGACGATTCAGAACGTACTTACGAAAGTCCCTCATTTCGTCCTGTAGGGCTTTCTGTGCGTCTTTTTTATCCTCTGCGGGGTTTTCGTCCTTTTTAGGGTCACTAGCCCCTTCTGCGTCATTCTGGGGCGTTTCAGAGCGTCTTGCTTCACGGATTTTATTTTCTAAATCGGATTGATTACCCGCTTGGACATTTCCGTATTGCAATGCTTCAATCTGTGCTTGCGTTTTAGCCTTAATATATTCTTCTGTAAGAAGAACTACATCATTGCCCAATTTCAACATAGGTGGCGTACCATCTTCCATGCCTGTAATTGGTGGCATACCGCGCTGACTACGGACTTCATCAATGGTAAGAATACCACTTTGCACAAATTCCACATCACGCTTAATGGACATTGCCGCGTCCTCACGTTTTTCACCGATATAGGAGAATTTCAAATGAGGATAGCCCAAATCATTCTGAATAATGTCTGTGAACCATTCGTCAAGGAAATTTTCAAGTGGAGCAAGACCTAATTCAGTCTGTTGCTCGTCTTGAAGCTGACCTGTGCTTCGATTCATCATCATTATGAATTGTTGCGGATTCACACCGAAAGCGATAGCAACAATTCGTGCAATCCATTCATCATATTGCACATCAAATTTGTGTTCTTTTGTTGCTGTATATTTGCCTTTTGGGAGGAATTTCAGTTTCATGCGTTCTTTTAAACGCCCCGCCATAATGTCATTATAGAGGGTTGCAAACTGTTCAATCTGGTCTGGGGTCATATCCTCTTTATCAAAAGTGAATATCCCGCCATCTGGGGTAGTTCCGTCCGTATAATAAGCAAGATTTACAGTATCACGCCGTAAGGCAATATTAATCTTCATCAAAATATTTTCAATCGGTGAAGTGCCATAACGTGAAAAAGAACGCGGGTATCTAGGACGATAAGAAATTTCCTCCGTAGTAAAACCCAAAGTCTTTGTTTCAGCATTTTCAGAAGAACCATACGGATAGCCATATACAATCTGCTGATACGCCGCGTAAGGTGGTAACGGGGTACGTCCGTAACAATCAATTAACGGCTTAATTGTTGAACCGTCAACATATTCTAGCGAATACAGTTTACCTCCCCGCGTCCTGCGTTTAAACATACACGCCGCGTCAATAGATAACGTATCGTAAAGAATCGGCTTCAACCAATCGTTAAACAAGTGCACTTTATCAGGGCGTGCAAAGAACTTCTTTACCGCCTTAATATCGTTCTCATAGTGTTCACGGTCATTCTTATCTGCAACAACAATATCCCATTCATCCCCGCATACTTGGTCTATCATCATTTTAATGCAAAGTGCGGTAATATCATGGTTGGCGGCAACATCACGCAAAACTTTAAAAGGCAATAACGCTCCTTCTCTTTCCGTTCTGGGCGTGATAACAAGGTTACTACCAACTTGAAACTGATATTGCCACGGATTTACACCTTGATTCTGCGGCGGTAGCGGATTAGAAGGGCTGTATTGTCCACCGTCATTATAAACGGTATTGTTACCGCTAACATTAGCATTTTGTATGGCGGTTAATGTTTTCGCTTTATCAGCTAATGAAATAGTATTGGCAATAGCATATTTTAGCATACTGTCAACAAATCCCATTATTTTTCCTCCTTTCCGCTTGTTATTCCAAAGCAAAAGACGCACCACATAAGCAATGCGTCTTTTGATATATCCCAATTTCCTATGCTACTAATATATCACATAACATTACGACTTTTGTGTTACCTAAAACATTTTTTTACACAGAAAAGCACCCGTAATAAATCGCCAAACGGACGGTCTTATCTACGATTTTTGATTGCCATATCTTCAATGTTTCCTCACTAATGGAGATATATGTCCCGAATCTTTCATAGTACCAATCATTATAATGGGCTTGCGTATAGGCTTTCCATGAAGGTCTACCGCCTGTAGGGAAAACCTCTTTTTCAGCTTTACGGCGAATAGTTAAAAATGCCATTTGTTTCTCATTGAGGGTGCTTTCCATCTGCTCAATAGCCATAATCCAATTCTTTTTTGCTTCAATATCAGCTAATTTCATAGCTTTCTGCTGTGTTGGATTGCCTATGCCTGTACCATGCGGCATACCGTCAATGTTCTGCGCTCCCAAATATGACATATTGTTAATCGCGTTTGCATATTCTTGCCGTAAATCGTCAAGGTGTAAGATTTCATAAAGGGTTTTTCTGTTTTGACTTCGCACATCAGTTATCTTTATCATTGTTAAAATCCTTTTTCCACACCGAATAAACTTTCATAACAACCAAAGAACCGATAATCCACCATGCCACAATAGATTCACGGATAACCGCAAAATATAGCAATGCAGAAATGCTCCAAAACACAATTTGCTTTGCAATCATATTTATAAATTCTTCTTTCTCTAAGTCCTTATCATTCATCTTCAACTACCTCCGCAACTTCTAAGAAAAATTCGTTAAATTCTTTTTTAGAAAATGGGAAACAATATTTATGCCCTTCATTTTCTACCCAATACTTTTCATTATCTTCATCATAAACATATTCGTATATTTCATTGCAATCAAATTTTGCTACGTTGGTGTAATCAAGCAAAGAATGTATTGCGGTCACTTTTATATTTTTCTTTGGTTGACATTTATAAATTTCCTGTATTGTTGTTGCCCATACACTTTTTTTCATCTTCTTACCCCCTGTATTTTCTTCATAACTTGTTTTCCCACGACATATCCCTATTTGCCTTACAGCCTTGCATTTTCTTCATAAACTCTAAATAAGAATTGATAGAGCCGTCACCTGTTATCATTTTTCCCCACTCTACAAGGGCTTCTACACCATCATCATGCTTATTTTTCCCGTCCTTAGAAAATCCCATAACCGCCTTGTAAAATTCTGGATATTTCTTATCCCATTTTTCTGGGAAATATACATGATTTTGGATAAATGTTGCCCCTGTGAGAATACGCGCCATCTTATTTTCTGATTGGTGAAACCACTCAATATTTACCTGTTTAGTGTGGTAATTCTCCCATATCAGCCGTTCCACATTTCTCGCAAAACCTTTACCGCCGTTATTCGACTCTATCTTTGCGCTGTTCACCTTGTTTCTAACAAGAAGGTCTGCCGTTGCAGGTTCGGTAATCTGCATTTTTTCCTGTGTATAGTAAATGTCGGTGATAAACCCTTCACCATCCTTTATAACGCCCACAACGCACGCTAGATAGTCTGAACCTTCATCAGCCGTATCACAATATGCAATGCACTTTTCCGTACCCTCTGGGAGCGTTTCATACGTTTTAAGGTCAGAGAACAACCTACCTTCCACATCAAGCGGCTTCTGATAGTAGTTCGCTTCAAAAATGTTCGTGTCCATGCCCTCTCTAAGCCGTTCAAATTCGTCCCTTGGCAGGATTTCTTCGCAATAAAGTTCCTCATCATGTTCTACAGGGATAATAAGATTAATCCAATCCTCTGACATAGTAGGATTTTCAAGGATTCTTCCACATAGGTCTTGCGTACTCCAACGAGTAAAATTAATTATCTGTATCGAGCCTTCTCCTGTGTGTTCAGCGCGTGATAAAAATGTTCCTACATACCAATTCCATATCCCATCAAGTACACGTTCATTGTATGCTTCCTTAGCGTTCTTAATTAGGTCATCGCATATTAGGCAGTTACCACCAGAACCAGTCAAACTACCTTCCATGCCCGCCCCCATATAATTAAAAAACGAACCTTCCAAAGCCCATTTCATAAATCCTGCATTGCCTTTTGAAATCTTACAGTCAGGGAAAAAATCTGAGAAAACAATTTCCGTAGGTATATTTTTCTGTTGCATAATACCATCACGCACATATCTGGACATATCAGAAGCTAAATCGTTATTGTAAGATACCGTGATTATACGATTTTCTCTGCTTTTGCCTAAAAGCCATTGCTCAAACATAGTAAGTGAACGAGATTTCCCGCTACGTGGTGGCATATTAATCATAATTTTGGTGTAAACATGGTTATCCCGTAATCTGTCCCAATCAATCACCTTTTCCGCAAGCCATTTAGGAATATGCGGCATTGTGCATAACTTGTAAAAATAATTTTTCGTCAAATGTCGCTCATAAAGTGCCTGTAGCGTGTTACACAAGAGCCATAAGTGCCACCGTGTAGGCTTATAGAACTGCGGGGCAAGTATCTGACAGAAATTGAAGAAGTTTTGCCGCCCCTTCCGTAAAGTCAATTCTCTTTCTAAGAGGTATAAGCGTTCCTGTTCCTGCCGTTCCAACTTCTTCTGCCGTGTAGCTTGTGCCGCCGCTGTTACACAATGCTTGCAAATATCAGATAGTCCGTCCTTTTTCTTGCTATTTTTCCCAAAATCCTCTACAGATTTCTCTTGACCGCATTTTGTACAGACCTTAGTCGCTCCCTGTTCAATCAATTTTTCTCGCCGCCTTTCAGCCTGTTTCTTGTGATTATTGCGGTTCGTGCGTTTGTCCATACATTCTTTACAGCTATGAAAGAGTCCGTCCTTATTTTCCTTCCGCACATAAAATTCGCTTGCAGGTTTGACCTTCTGACACTCCCTACAAACCTTGTATGTCACATTCTTACGGGGGGTACGGGGTCTGCCCCTCTTTCTAGGTGCTTCTTCCTCTGGGGTTTTCTCTTTCTTTGGTCTACCCATGCAACAATTCCTCCCGTACCGCATAATAAAGTCGGTGGTAAATCCAATTTCCTGCAAAATCCTTATCTGCAAAGTTCACATCAAGCCCGTATCTTGCTGAAAAAGTATTGAGTGAAGCAAGAAAAGACTTTGCGTTTAGGTCTGACCTATACCGACCCATTACCAAATCAGTATAGCTTGCATTTTCTATGATTAATGCAATGTTTACGCCCTTAGAACGCAACAATTCATTCTCAAAGCGCGTCCTTCCTACCGTAAGATTTCCTGCTAACTCTGTGAGTGACCCTTTCCGTTCCACCACTACAGAATCATCAAAGAAAATGTCACGATTCAGCCCTAATTTTTCATTTTTCGGAACTTTGACAGAGTAATCGCCAAAATTTAATTTTTTCGACTCATACGGGATTTTCTTTTGCTCAAAATAACTAAGAATGTGTCCGTTCTCTTGCTCCCTAGTGTCCACCAAAATAACCATACTACCCAGAAGCGTTTTTAATTCGCCATCCGTGTAATGATACCGCATTATAGCCCTCTCCCTTTCGCTATGAAGTGCCGCTTTATGAAATACGCTCCCTCTTTTCGTTCAAGAAATCCATTTTCTTTGAGGTTGGATAATATTTCTGCTGTTGTCCGTACAGAAACCCCCAGAGCCTTTGCAATATCCTTCTGCTTTAGGGGCTGTTTCGTTCTCTTGTTAATCAGCTTGCCCGTGTTCATTTGAACAAACGAACTAAGAACATTCAAAGCCCCTAATTGGATTAGCTTATGCCCCTTATAGTCCCCCTTAAAAACCTTTTCAATTCTACGGTAAAAGAGCATTACATAAGGTTCTGCACCTCCTGTATATTCCCCCTTTGGTATTTCATCAGAAAAGACCCTGCTTTTCCTTACCCATTGACGGTGAAATTCTTTTCCCGTGTCCTTGTTGATGAAATGAAGAAGCGTCCAACCTCCTAAATCCTCTCGCTCCACTATCATTTCCGTAGATTTCCGTGTTCCTGCTAAAAATTCGCTCAGAGTATTGACATTTTTATTTTCTTTGTTCTCACTATCCATTTTTGTCTATTCCACAAAGACTCCTGTTTAACAGGTCTGCAATATATTGCATAGGCATTTCCCCCCTCAAACCCTTATGTTTCAAGGGCTAACGCTCCCTCCCAAAAGTAGATTACTTTAGACACTCCGTGTTTTGGGTTTTCTCCCTAAGAGAAAAGACAAGACATGGGGTGAACTTATACCCTCCTTCCCCCCATACCCCCTATTCTTCTATAGTGATATATATAATATATTATTACTATAAGCTATATATATTACTACTATAGAAATATTTCTTTTCCGTTTCTGGTATTTAATATTTATATATTATATAAAATAACTAAGGGATATTCTAGTATTATTTCTGTATTTATATTTATATTATATATTATATATATTATATAGACCTCCTTCCCCTATGCGGCTTCATAAGAGTTTGGGTTGTGAAGGTTTAAAATGAAAATATTTCGGGGGGCTTGTTAGCCGCCGATTTTTTTTCTTTCGGTTCTTTTTTGGGCGGGGAGGGCGTGCTTTTTCTGCCGCCCATTTTCCCCGCAAAATTTCCCATCAATAGCCGCGTGCCTTGCTCAATCGTCATTTGTCAACTGTATTAATAATTATTCCATTTAAGTGTATAAATTGTAACTGTGGTTAATATCCGTTAACCACACTTGACACTAAAACCCTGTATATTTATCCTTCAATTTCTGGTGGTTTGGGCGTTATGTCAATGACATTATCCCGCCCCCTTAATTCTTGTATCTGTTTTGATAATTGTTCATCTGTTAATTGATTAACAATAGTAATATTTTGCTGTGGTGTTTGTTCTAAATCACCTGTCAATCTGAAAACTAATTCTGCCATTTGTGCGCTTTTACTAGCTTTTTTTGTCATGTTATACAGTAACGTTGCAAGTTCCGTACCTTCTATTCCCTTCTCTTCACAAATCTCACTAATACTTTTATCTGTACTCTTTGACGCTAACAAATCCAACAATACATCTTTTGCAACTTGTCTTGTTTTCCTTCTCTTTTGTGCTATTTGTCCGCCCATACTACCATAGACGGCTTTTTGTTCTGGCGTTATTTTTGCTAAACGTTCCTTACCTTCCTGCGCCCATTTTATTGCTTTTTGTTCCATAATATGCCCTCCTAATAAAACATTTTATTATTGTATATATTGTAATAAAATCATACTACAACATGCAAGCATAAAAAATAGGCGGGATAATTCCCGCCCTATCTGGCTCATATGCTATTTACAAATCTGGACACAAGCGCAATGACTAATTTACCTTGTAATACTAAATCGCTGTCTTTCAATCCCTTCAATTCCTGCTTATAATCTTGTGTGAATTGGTCTAAATCTGACAGATTGACCGTTGTTAGAATTGTAGTAATGTCTATAAGCAATAGCCGCCCCCCTTCCTGCAATGCTTTTACCTTGTTTTCCTTCCTGTCTTTTGTACTCTTAATTAAATCTATTAGCGTATTGTATTGCATTGCTAAATACTCATATTGTGATGTAACCTTTTGTAAATCCTTTTTAGTATCATCCAGTTTTATAGCCGTCTCCAGAAAATCCCTTTTATAACGCGCTGACTTTTGCAAGCTGTCTTTGTCTGTTTGTAGTGTATGCAATTTGTATTTTAAATTCTGCAATTCCTTTTCAAATTGCGCTGTTAGTTCTTGACGCTGTTTATTTAGCGCGTTTTGTAAACGTGTTTCTGCTGTCTCCTCCCATGTGTCAAAATAGAAATCGTTTGGAAAAGGTGTTGACTGTTTAGCCGTATTAATATATTTACGTCTTAATGTATCATTTGAAAAGCATAATGTTTCATCAAAATTAGTGTACACGTTGCGAACTCTTAAATAGTATAATGTACCTTCTTTTGTCGCTGTAGTTATGCTGTCTTGTGCATTGCTTTTTGCACTCCCAAAAATCCTGTCAAAAATACTCATATTCTTTTTTAGCCCTCCCAATAAAATTTATCCACATTTTCGACTAGCTTTTTATACGTTTCTTGTGTGTAGGTAAAATCTGGCTTTTTCCTGCAATGTCTCCACCAATATAAATTTAGTCCTTTAATCGTTAAACGGTCAATTCCAAAATTATCTCTATACAACAAACCAATATTATATAAATAGTCAAATACATCATTTATAGAATATGTTTCGCGGTAAAGTTCTTTTTTCCTGCCGCTATTTATCCATGCTAAAACATTTTTAGAATTAAAAGTATATATATGTTTTTTGGTTTTGTATGGGCATACATATAAATAACCGCGAATAATATTTAAATACATTCTCATATTACTCCCCCCTTAAAATCTTATTATTATCGCTGTCAATAAAATATATTTTGTCATTGTCGTATATTTGCGTTATCGTATAATCTCCCTTTTCGTTGCGTATCGCTATAACATTTTCTGTGGTACCTGTGATAACGTCTGAATTAGTAAAGATTTTTTCTGCTAAATATCCGTTATATGACCGACAACAAACCCATACTAAACTATTAAAATCAAATGATTTTATATACCACTTATTCCTGTATTTATCCATTTTTTATGCCTCCCTTACTAATTCAAGTTGTAATATATATTCGCCTGTTTTTCTGTCTATAATTTCAAACATTTCATTGCTACAAAAATCCTTAATATTTGTCGTGTATTTCCCATTTTTTAACGTGTAAAATTGTCGTACCTTTTTTAATACTTCGCGCGTGTTATACGGATTATTAATTTCAACTCTTACAACGTCTCTAATTACATCATTTATCGTGTATCCTTCTATATCCCGCCAAACGTCTAACTGATTAATCATATACAACATGTCAAAAACCCCCTTTATAAATATAGCCATCTTTATTAAATTCTAGTTGCATAGTATCAATGTAATTATGTATGTTTTCTTCGTTTTCGTAGTCCGCTATAAAACTATAGCCTATTTTCTCTAATTCTTTACAGTAGTCAATTCTAAAATCATTTATATCCTTTTCCAATTGTTCGCAAGTTTTATAAAAATGGTAATGTGTTCCATAATCATTGTAGTTGTCAGTTACTATAGTTTCGACTGTGTACGCATGACAATAATGAAAATCTATTGTATTAAATTTAACGCTATACAAATAAGGAAAAATTCGTTTAATTTTATGGGGAATATTGTTGTTATATACTTTTTGTACAAGTGCTGTTATATTGTCTAGTCCAATGATTTCCCCCGTAAAAGAAACGCCGTCGCCTTGACACGAATTAAGGGAAAATCTGATTTTAACATCATCTAAAAACGGAAAATCGTTACACACTTTATAATACAATTCATTTTCTAAATCGTTGTTTAAACAATCATTATATATGTTGCTGTTTGTAATATATTTGCGTGCCGTTTTTAATGCTATTTCTTTTGCGTTTTCCTTTAATTCATCAAATTTATATAATTCAATCGTTCTCATTTTAAAACCCCCTTCAATTTTTCACAAGTTCCCAGAAATTAGGACTCACAATATTATAATGCAATTCGCTAGAATACCATTTGTCAACGTACAAAATTGTATTTTCCTTTTCTCCCGCTAATATATAATCTGGATATTTTGCGCTAAATTCTGCATAATTACAAAAAACAGGAATTATATTATGTTTTTCATCATATTCAACAAAAAAGTCTATGCCCTTAATTTTTATCCATGATGGACTATTATTTGCAATATATCTGCTATACAATTTGCGCCTAATAATAGTATTGTTTGGCAAAAGTATTTCTCTTTTGTTCAGATTAATCATTTTATATTCTCCCTTCTAAACTAACAGATAAATTATATGTATTAAAATATGGAGTTCCCTTTTCCCCGCTGTGAGTGTATCTTATGCGCGCTTTGTATTTTCGCCCCCTTTTCCCTTTATCTATCCATCTAAAAATAACGTTTTCCGTTTTATAGTCCACTTCTAACAGTTCAACAAAATTATAATCTGTGATTTTTATAATTTGCATTTTTCCCCCTCCTGCCATCTTTCCATAAGCAAACTAACATCAAATATATTTTTCCCCGTTACTGTTAGCAATACATGGTAATAACCCTTGTCTTTTTCTAAATAGTCAAATAACCACTTCGCTTTTTTAAAGTCGTTATATTGTCTTACAATTTGCCCGCCTTCATAACTTGCAATCACATTAAATTCTAACATTATTCTTCCCCCCCTTCTTTTTTATGTTTCACGTGAAACAATGTTTAATTGCCTATTCAATTTTGTTTCACGTGAAACAAGTGCGTATTATGCTTTTTGATATTTAGAAAAGTATTCACGATAGCAATTTATTGCTTTTATCGTGCTATTCGTGAAAAAGCCGCCAAAATTAAAACACACATCATAAATTTTGTTCTGTTTTCCCGTTAATGTCAAAATACAAATCGGCGTATTATGGTAATAAAATTTTACTTGCCAACAGTTCCAACCTTCCTCAAATTCAAAAGAGTGATTGCCTTGCTTTCCTTCTTTTTTCCCGTCTTTATACATCTTTACTAATTTATCAATAGCAACCATCACAAAAACCTCCCTTTACTTTTTTATAATATACTCATAACACTTTATATACACATTTTTACCATCATCATAAAATCCGACATAAGCACGCATATTATGCAATAACACAAAATACTCGCCGTTTATTTCTCTTAATACGCGCTTGTGCTTTTTATATATATCTATTTTGTTTTTTTCTGGCTTGTCTATACGTTCCCAGACATTTACAAATATTTTCCTTTTCATACAGCCGCCTCCTTTTATTCAAAAATATAGTTATAATCATTATTAAAAGCCGCTGTCAATTTTTCCAAAATATGTACTTTTTCGTATATCGTCAAAATATAATGTTTTTCTTTGTATATTCTTCCCAGACGGATTTTTTCCATGTCTTGTGCACTTATATAATTGTATTCGTTTTCCGTCCAATCTATTTTTTTATAGCCGTAAATTTTATACTTGCAATGCCCGTTTATGTTTACACCGCTATAAACAATTCGGAAAAAATAGTTTTTCATGTGTAA